TACACATCGCTGATACCATTCGAACGGTCACCAGTGGCCACCGCTGCCGGAATTGATGCCTCTGCCTGAAATCCAATTTTAACCGGATTGCCGGAATCAACAGTATCGTGCGCTACATCACCTTCCACATTCAGCCCGTCAGTTACAGTAACCGTGCCGTCTACTGTTATTGAATTGCCACCATCCTGAATATTTACCGCACTCGCACCGCTTGCGTTATTTATCGTTACATCTCCGATATCTACACCGCTATTTGCCCCAAGCGTCCAAGTGCCACTCTGCGCTGCCTGTACAGCAAAAGTGCCAGTTCCTACTACCGTTGCATTCAAGCTGGCGGCTGTAGCCTGTGCCACCGTGAAAGACCCGGTTCCAGCGTTTGCCGTCACCGTGCCGGTTACTGTTACATCATTATTACTGCCAAGGTTAACGAGCATTCCGTTAGTCGCATCACCCCTCGACCTATCCCACGTGCTACCATTAAAAACAAGATTTTTAGCGCCTACGTCAATGTGGTTTTCGGTATTGGTTTCACCATCACTATGTGCAGCATCAATAGGTACATCTGATGTACCATCTGAAATAATTACTCTATATGCGGTTGATGCCTGTTGGGTAGCGGTTACGGTTCCATCTACAGTCAAACTGCCGCTGTTATCTGTTACCGCAACAGTACCGGATACGGTTACCGTGCCATCAATAGGCAGCGGATTGGTAGATGATACGTCTCCATCATTAACTCCGTCCGCGCCTTGTACAATCTTTACCCGTTGATACTTAACGCCTGAAATATCATCGGTGGCGATAACATCACCGCCAGTACCTGTATTTAGGGTAGTGTTATCTGCCATATGCTATTATGCTAACGTTGCAAAACCTGTGGTAAAGTCAATCGTAAAAGTCTCGCCATTGTTCAGCGTGACGCTGGAGCCGTAGTCATACCAGCCAATCAAAGGGTCGGCAGGGCTTGTCGGGTCATCGTTATAAAGCACGACATATTGAAAACTGGCTACCGTGCCCGATGCCGTTAGCACCAAATCATTAGCCGTAAAGCTTACTGTACCACTTGTCTGCTCACAAGTCACGCCTGTAATTACCCGGCTGCTGAGATTTGTATAGCTAATCTGCGTTAAGTCAGCCAAAACCGTGTTAGTATTTACTGGGGCGCTTCCTGTAGGACATAGCGCCACAGTTACTGTGCAGGTGCTGTCACTTGTAAAGTTGTGGACACCCTTTGCAAGGTCTTCCACGAACTGATGAAATTTATTAAATGTTGCCATTTGGTTTTATTAGTGTTTTAGGGAACATGGCCTCTACTTCTTCGGGAAGTAGAGGCTTCAATTCCTGTTCTGGTTCATCAAAGGATAAACGTATCAAATCAGTTTCACGGAATGGAGTTGGCTTGCTTTTATGGTCTCTAATGTAATTAATCATCAGCACCCATATTTTGCGAATCCTTACCCATTCCATCTCTTGCAGATGGTGCTTTTCCTTTTCGCTTTCTTCATACCGCATAGCGTAGAGGTTAAACTCATACCACGACAGATTCCAGAAATCATCCAAGGATAAGCCAAGATGCACGAAGGAAAACTCCATGCACTCATCTATATGCCAATCTACTGCCCCTCCTCCGTCTGAGTCGGGGCGTTTTCTTTTGGGCTTACCATCGCCTCGCTGGCTTGCTGCTCCATTGCTGCATAGCCGTAAGTATCAATCCAAGCTGCTACTTCGTCCTTGCTTGGCTCTTCTTCTTTCGCCAAACGTGCATAAGCAGCAGCAGCAGACCAATACCATACTATTTGCGCTTCAATATCGCTGCCATCTAGCAAAGTTGCCATCTCCGGCAGCTTGCATCCCATCGCTTTACAGAACAATGCCGCCTGCATCGTTCCAAACTTAAATCCTCGTTTTTTACCGAAGATTTCTAATGATACTATTCCTTTATAGTGCTCCATTCAATTAAGACTCATATTTCACCCAGGTACCGGTGATTTCAAACGAACCGCTAAAAGTCGTACCAGCATTTAAAGGGCCGCTGAAAGAAAGGGTATTCAGATAAGCCTGAGCGTAAATAGTCAGGTTAGTTTGGTCACCAATTCCTATACTTACCTCTGTCCTGTTCTTGTGGATATCCACAAGGTCAGCCAAACCATAGGTAGAGGAAGGATTGAAAAGACCCTCAAAATCAACCGTCGCCGTATTGCCCGAAGGAAGTATAGCACGGTCACCGTTATTGTCTTTGCAAGTGACATCAATCGTATTGTTTGTGCTGTTGAAAGTAGCGTTGGTCAGACAGCCGATAAGCTGACCGCCAACGTATACACCGATGTTATTACCATTAAGTACTGCCATGTGTTTATTGTTTAATCGTTGTTAGTTGTTTTCAGTTCCGAAAGAGATATATTCATTTTGTCGGGTGGGTACTTCCCGTCATACTTTACCCCATATTTGAGCCGTATAAGCTCACTGCCCAGCGTGGAATCCGTTTGCAGAACAGACCCTACCGGATATTCTCGGCCAAACATATTGACCCATTTTTTAACCAATCTTACTCTATAAGCCATGTACCTGAAATGTTGCTGTTTTACTGTAAAGATCGTGGTCTTTTACGAAATCATCACTTTCATTTAGCAATTGAGCAAAGCCAAACTGTACATAATTTACTGTGCCATCCGGCTGATTTAATAATGCTGTTTCAACTGCTTCAATTAAAGTAGTAACATCATCATACGAATAATGATAGGCCACAACTTCCACATTATATATATAACCGCAGTTTTTAGCGCTTGTAGTCTTTCCACTAATACGGCAGACAACGTAAGGAGCCACTTCAGTTTCAGGAATGACCACCGGGTATACCTTATGCTTATCGCCTGCCTTATTAAGGCCAACAGATGCCTGAACAGGTCCATCGTTTTCTAGTATATATGTAATAGCCTTAAGCATTGTTTTTAAGCATTTTTTTCATATAACTCGTCAATTTTCTACTTAATATTTTACCGATGTTATCCTGAATACGTTCTTTTGTTTGTTCAAATGCTGGCCGCATAAATGGCTTAGGATTAGTCTTGCCAACTGTCTTTCCTTTTCTGGTTACTATTCGATGACCGAACTCAATTAAGTGTCCGTGATATCCTTTATATGAACCTCCACGACGTGGGCCTACTTTAACTATTCCTATTTCTGTTGCTTTTCTGAGTGTTGGTTTTATTACACCTATAGATTCTTCGAGTCTTCCAGTTTTATAAGGCGCATTACCTTGCGCCCGGTCAATTAATGGCTTTGCTGCGTCAGCATGGGCAGCTTGTAAATAACGATGCTGTAACTGCTTTGGCAATCCTTTTAGTAAATCGTCAAGCTCTTTTATGCCGGTAACTGAAAGCGTTACACTCATGTGAAAAACGTGTTATCCAATAAGTTGCTAACAATCATAAGATACCTATCCCGGCTTTCATATGCGTCAGTAATGCTCAAAATTTCATATACCTGAGTATTATAAACAATACGCATACGGTTATTCAAGTCTGAACGATGACGCACAATCCATTGGGTAGGCTGGACATACATTATCCGGTTATCGATTACAGTAGTATTTCCATCCTTGTCCATTTTACGGGCTGAAATAAAACTATCCGTATCAATCAATTCCCAAGCGTCTATTTTATCCTCATTTGAATCACCGTTACTAATAACGGGCTGAATGAGATAAATCTCACGGTCAAGGCGGCCAATCTTTTGCTTATGCGATAGCATTCTGTAGCTGTTTAATCTTGTCAATCTCAGCAGTACTCAAATGCTGCATTACATTTTTAAAATCGTACTCAACACCCAAAAAGTAGTTAAACTTCCAAATATTCTCCTGGCTTTTAACGTCAATTAGTCCGGGGTACTCTCTAGCCGGAACACGGTAAAAGTTTACCCCGTGCTTTGCTATGTTTCGGTTGCTGGCGTTGTCCATACCTCTATTGAGATTATCAGGCCATAGCGACCAGTTCATTTTTTCAAGCAACGAACGGCTGATAACACGGGCCGCACCGTATGTGCTTTGATGATTAATCAAACGCCTGGATTCATCGGTTTCTACAGATATATATAAACAGTCAGAAATACCGAAATACTCATACTTACCAAAATAATCTACATATTGAGTAAGAAGATAATCAGTTACCAAATCATCGGAGCCTATTTCCATCATATAATCAAATTGATAGGCGCTCAATGCTTTTAGACCATAGTTCTTTTTTTTGCTTACCGGAAGGTTTTCGTGCATAGCCCATCCGATGTTATATTTTTCCATTAGCGGAATCATCTCAGGCTCACTAATAACGGCAAACGCCTGAATATTGTAAG